ATGGCTTACCAGTTTAAAAGAGAACCGCTTACCCCGGTAGAGGCCGATAAACTTTATCAAGCTTGTAATACTGTGCAAGAAAAACTTATTATTTGGATTTTACTAGATACGGGCTTAAGAGTTTCCGAACTTTGTAGCCTTACTCCGCAAAATATTCTCTGGCAGCAAAAATCTATTCGTATTAGTGGAAAAGGTGGTCCCTATGGAAAAAAGACAAAGAAAAGGGTTGTACCGATGTCTAATCGAGTCCAATCTCTTCTGGAGCATTATTTTGCCATAACCGATAAATTCCCCATTGGTTCTAGGCAAGTACAAAAAATAGTTAAGGAAATTGCCAACAGAGCTCAAATATCAAAAACTGTCACTCCCCACATTTTAAGGCATACATTTGCAACGTTAGCCTTACAAAAAAACATATCTCTAGCTTCAGTACAAAAAATACTTGGTCATGATAGACTGGCAACCACTTCTATATATCTGAACTTTACCGATGAGCATGTCGTAGATGAGTTCACCAGAAAATGGTAATGAAATAATATATACGAATTTTACATAAATAGGCCAGTTTGGTTGTACAAGCACGAATATAAAAACAACTAACCCAACAACTAAATAAATTAACAGTGCAAATCTTCGCTGTTCTCCCATGACTCACCACCACCTCCAATAACTTTTAACACATTTGGATCGGTATAATTACTATTGACAATCTCTACATTAGATTTAGTTATAATTTCTTCGCAAGAAATATTAGATTGTTCTATTTTAATAGGTTTAACTTTTTTAATAAAACCTAACTGTGTTTTAAAATCCCATAAGGTCATTTGTCCAAAAGGTAAAGGTATTTCTTGCTCAAAAAAATCTATTGATATTTTTCGATGACCAGAAATATCGTCACCTGACTTCATTTCCTTACCTGTATCTATAAAAAATTGTGAAAAAACTTTTTGTTGAAGCGGTTTGATAAAACTTTTTATCATCTTATCAAACCATTTTTCATCAAATAAACCATGAGTTCCTCTATGTTCATGATTAGAATCAGTTAAATATTTATGACATAATGCACAAGATAATTTTGAAATACCAACATATTTAATAAAATCCAATTGATTTAAAACGTTACATTCAGCGTGTAAACCATCTTTATTATCTAAAATATTAAACTGCTTAATTTTTGGTAAATCTGATAAATAATAAGAAGCTTTATAAACATCTTGTAATGGTCGTAAAAACTTTTCTACTATCCATTTATCACAACTACGTGGATTATAATAATCGTAAATTCTAAAATATAGGGGAATAACTTCAAGACAATCAGAAAAATCATCAGTGTTCTTAACTATTTTTTCATATAGACTGTTTTTAATTTTTGATAGTTCATTAATAAAATTTAATAAAAATATTTGAGATTCTTTATTTAATTCATGTTTTTTTTGTAAATTAATAAAATCACTAAAATCACGATTGGTTAATAAATGTAAGCTAAATAACATATTACAATCTTTATCTAGTAATCCCTTCAATAAAAGAGAGTTTAATGCTGGTGTAATTTTATCACTTTTAGTAATATGAGTATTATAAGATATATGAAGCGTACTATCATATAGTGCAACAGCCGTACAAGGGCTTTGTACATGAAATATAGCAGCTAAGGAATCTAAAATTCTGTTTTCACTATAAGAGAAATTTATCCAATTATCCTGTTCTTCAAAAATTACTTTATCTTTCATATAATACTACTACCTAGTCAGAATAATAATGTTGCATTATTTCTGTGACATCCTCTCCTAAAAGCATAAGTTCATCTGTGGCAGTAATAAAAATATTTGTTTTTATATCCTTGCTTATATCTATATTTTTTATAGAATATGATATGTCTTTCAACATCTGATTGTAGCTAGCATCAGCATTTAAATTATATTTTAATAAACTAGCAACATATGTAAAATCTTTGTCACGCAACGCATCTAAAAATTTAGAATCACTAAACACTTCATATACATCTTTTGATAACTTTTCTTTTTGAGAAAAACTATCCTCTATACTACGATCACTCTCCTCATCGGTAGATAAATGCCCGATTTCTGTTCTTAATTCCTTAAATTCACTTGGATTATTTTCTTTTAAGACCTTAATTTCTTCTAATATCTCATCTTTATTTTTACCTTTCATAGGAACCTCCTTTAATTATTAATTATATTATTTTGTAAATACTGCTCTAAAGCCTTTCTTAGAATGAAGCTTTTGTTTCGTTCCTGACGCTCTGCTAGCTCATCTAACATCTCATCAGTTTTTCTATCTATTCTTGTGAATATCTGTATATTCAACCTTTTTTCTTTAGTTACGCTCATTTCATTAACAGATTAATATTTTTATCTTTACCTTTCAAATATAAACCTATTTCGTTACTCCGTCAACTAATAATGACAACTAAATCCTACCAATCGTAAGGGTTCTTAAGCTCACGCAAAGCCCTTTTTTCCTTTTTCCGAGCTAGTATTTCATAAAACTTTTTGACAGGGTCTTCTATTTCTTCCGAATTTGAATTCTTAACTGGTATCTCTTTATATTTTTTTACTTGTTGTTTAGTGTACTTTTTGGAAGGATTATAAGTTAAGTTATGTTGCTTTATATATTTATTAAATGCTTCCATATATAGCCCAAGTCTTTCAACAATCGATGACTTGGATTCACCGCTATTTAATAGCTCCTGTATAGCCTCAGGAGTATAGCTCCTTAAGGTTAATGCACTTTTAGTATTATATTCTTTGCTCATTCTGAGGCGTGTTGGTGTTGTTGTATGAATCAGGGATTACCCATCAAATATCTACCAATAATAAATAATCGTATTTGATATTCAATTTAAGGATATAATTTTTGCTACCTGTGGCTTGTTTATAGTATGAAATATTAACCAAGGATAGGTATCGGCCGATTCATGCAACAAAGCCAGGCGTGTTCTCTTTTTGTTTCTACTTGATTGTTTATCATTTTTGCTGCATATAAAAGTCTATCATGTAAAAGATTAGTTATTTTTGCTAGTTTTTTTATTGTTCGATACATAGTACTTATACAATCCAATACTCCTTTTAATATCCATAATATAAATATTATAAACTCCACAAACCCTGGAACTATCGGATTCAAGAGCATAACCTATAACCTCTCTGTCTTCTTCGCTTTTTAATATCATCTATAATTAGCTCTATCTCTTGATTATCTTTAGATGGTATAACCTTATAATTCCCTAAGTTTCCGCCTATTCTACCCCACGCACATACCACATCCATTGTACCAAATAATGTCGGCTGGAATATTATTTTGTAATATCTATTATTTTTTATCCAAAATGGAGGCATAAGTTAATCTTTTTTAGGAAGTTTTGATATAGGTAATTTACCACGAACTAAATTATCTCTTGCTATAAAATAATCATATTCATCAGTTACCACCCAATCATTGCTAAAAGCATCTATATTCGATAAAAGACTATAACTTTCATGAATTGCCCCACCTGTTTTATTAAAACTTAGTCTCCTTAAGTGATCAGTCCTTTTACTTTTATAAATACAATAATTCTTATTTTCTCTCTTAATAACGGCATCTCTTTCGTACACTATTTTTATTGCTTCTACAAAGTTCATATCAATGATTGCTTAATTGTATAACACTATAACGGTATGACACCATACTACTATGGTGTATTATGATTTTTGATATATTCCTTTATTAACCCGATAATAATTTGGTTAATTTTTATATCTTTATCAAACGCTATTCTTCTAATTTGTTGATATTCATCAATAGGAATTCTTATAGTAAATGGTTGTGTTATTTCTTTTTCTTTAACAAAAGCAATGGCAACACGTTCCTTTTTTGTATTACTGACAATAGTGTTATGTTCAGACGTATCAAGCCTTTCCGGAGAGATCGTAGGAATTTTATTACGTTTATCTTGATTCATCAAATACCTCTCTATACAAAGAATTAATTTCTTCATTAGCTTTATCGTCTAATGGTCTATATTCCACTATAGCTTGCCCCTTACTTTGTGATCTTCTAATTGCTACTCTATATATTAAAATCGTATCAAACCTTTTAATACTCTCAAAATCACTTAGTATTTCGTTACTTTCTTCCATTTCAGACTTTGCAGTTTGAGGATGAGGAGCTACTTTGTTATATACAACTTTTGCAATTATATTAGGGTTAGTATGTTTTACTTCTGATATTAAATTATTTACTGTTCCTAAAGTCCATATATCAAATGATGATGGCATGAGAGGTAAAATTAATATATCTGCCATCGTCATAGCAGCTCTTAATACTTCACTTGCTGCTCCTCCTGCATCTACTATTATATTTTCATATTTGGACATTAATGCTTTTAGTTCATTTCTAATAACTACCCCTGCATTTAAAATACGACTATCAAGTATTTTTTGACAGCTAGTAATTCTTGGAGAAATATCATTTTCATCTCTTCTGGATGCCCAGAAAGTTGAAGTTTTTTGAGGATCGATATCAAACAACAAAGTATCTACACCTTTCATAGTTCGCATAGTAGCAAGATTTGTTGCTATCGTTGATTTACCGGTGCCGCCCTTTTCTCCGCCGACTAATATTATCATTTAAACTCTTTATTATTGATTTTTGTAACCATAAAACTATAACACCATAACATCACAATAGTATACATATTTAACATCATAACTGCAAGATATTATAACATCTTATATTAAAATAATTCAGTCCGTCTTTTTGTACTCTTCCTCTTAAAAATGTCGTTGGTACTAGAGATTACGGCAATTTTTGGTTATAATAAGTATGTAAAAATACTTAAGCTAAATTAGATATCATGACGATTTTAAGACATAAATTCAAAGCTAAACGTTGCCAGCAGGACGGTTTTAAATTTGCCTCTAAAAAAGAACTCAAAAGATATAATGAACTTAAAATACTCCAGCAAACAGGAGAGGTTAAATTCTTTCAAAGGCAAACCCCATGGCATTTACCGGGAGGAGTTAAATACGTACTTGATTTTCAAATAAAATGGGCAAATGGTGATGATACTTATGAAGACGTAAAAGGTTATAAAACACCGCTCTATTTAACAAAAAAGAAAATAGTAGAAGCAATTTATCCAATTAGAATTACAGAGATTTAAACAATAATGGATTATACTACTTTAACCTCTGATATGCAGACCTATATGTTACGTAGCGATGCTCCTTACGTAACTAAGATACCCGATCTTATCCGGCAAGGGATAATTAGAGTATATAATAACGCTAAGGATTTAGGATTTGAGATCATCACTACTTTTAGGAATATTCCTGCCGGAACATTTGTTTTAACTAAACCCGGGAATTGGTTAGATACGGTTAGTGTTCAAATGTATGATGCTAACTTTAATGTATATTTTCTCCAATTGCGATCTTATGAATTTTGTAGAACTTATTGGCCGTTTTATCAGAATGCAACAAGAGCGAGGCCAAAATATTATGCCGATCATACTGCAAATGTTAATAATAACCAATTAGCAAATACTTATGGTCAGTTTAGATGGTTTTTTGCTCCTGTAAGCGATGCAATTTATAATTTTGATGTTATATACCGAGGCATACCATTATTTAATGCAGACAACCCAGTCAATTTTCTAACTCAAAGATATCCCGATTTACTTTTATATTCATGTTTAATTGAAGCTTGTTTGTTCCTTGATAACGAGGAAAAAAGAGCAAAGTATCAATCCATGTTTGATCAGGAGCTAGCCACTATAAATAATATAAATACGGCAAGAAGTGCCGATAGAACGATAATAAGAGATAATAACTAATGCGTGTACCGTTTGTTTATAAACCGGGAATACAAAGAGATGGAGGAGATTTTCAAGATGAGTACTGTATTGACGGTCAATGGATAAGATTTGTCGGCGGTAAAATAAGAAAGATGAAAGGACAATCGGAAGTAGTAGCTCCTGAACCTCTAGAGGATATAACGTTTTTAGATATGTATTTTAACGGAACAAATCCTATTCTAATTTACGCTACTACTAATGCTGTCCATCGCTGTATTGTTAATGATAGCTTAACTAATATTAGTAACGATACCCAAGTTCTTACAGGACTTGATAATAACCTTAGCAGAACATGGCAAGGGGTTAAATTTATCAAGGACGGTAGAGCCGCATACGGCTTACTTATTACCTCTAACGGAAGTAACATGTTAAGTAATGTTAACGGCACTTTATCTTGGCAATATTTAGATGAAGATGAACCTTTTGAAGCTCTGCAGGAGGTTCCTGCTTCGGGCGGTATATTGTATTCTAATCCGTGTTTGTTTTTATACGGCAATAACGGTACTTTACTTTGGAGTAGAACAAGTGATCCACTTAATTTTGAGGGAGATGACGCAGGGAAGGAAGCCATATCTGAAAACAAACTTATTTTTGGAGCAAGTATTAGAGGCGGTACGAATGCCCCTAGTTTTTTATTCTGGACTGAAAACTCCGTAATATACTTAACCAATGTGGCAGGTAGCGATGCTCAAGTTCTTTTTGATTTTCAAAAAGAAGTAGTAACAAACAATTCATCGGTCATGTCTTCTAGGTGTATAGTGCAGTATGATAGTTTATTCTTTTGGCTTGGAACGGATCGTGCTTTTGTTTACAACGGCATAGTCGATAGTATAAAGAATGACGTTAACTTTCAGTTTTTCTTAGAAAATGTCGACCTAACAAAAAGACAGAAAATCTACGGCTATAAAGTAGCTCGGTACGGTGAAATCAGATGGGCTTATCCGGAAAAGCGTTATAGTAATAGAGCAGGTATCGGTTGTACTAGAGAGCTTGTTTATAATGTTAGAGAGAATAGCTGGTATGATACGGCAGTTGCTAGAGACTGCGCCCTGGTATATGAAGCGAGCGGGGATATATTTAGTTTTGGCGATAGCTGTAGAAACTACCCGTATAACCCTGATAATGCTTACAAGGCTATATGGAAACAGGAAACGGGATACGATGAAGTTAGAAGAGATGGACTACATTATAATATCCCTTCATTTTTTACTACTCCATATTTTGGTTTTGTTGCCTTTAACCCGGCTAAAAACGGCAATACGGTAGATAAATATATAGTTCTTGATCAAATAGAACCTGATTTTCCTGCTCCGGAAGGGTATACTAGAACTGTTGATGATATTTTAGTTATTGGAGTAAGTTATAAAAAATACGCAACTACTCCGAAGACTTCTATTGTTCCGGTTAATTTTAATTTAAATTCCGCTGATAGTCCCGGTAAAATAGATTTTAGGATTTCAGGAAGATTTATGACTATTACTTTCGCCTGCATCTACCCTTATAATGTAGGGAATATTTTAATTAATTTCAAGGAAGGGGATAATCAATGATCAGTAATCTTCCTTTTCCTAAATATATAAGTTTTAACGAGTGGGCGGCAGAGCTAATTAGGATATATAGAAAAGAAAGACTACCGGTGCCGAGAGAAACTGAAGAATGGCAGGAATGGGCTAATAAAATTGCCGGGATTGGAGTTTTTAGGAAGAATGCTATTCCGGCAGCAACTACGGCTAAAGGAAGTAAAAAAGCCGATTTATTTAAAAGCTGGGAAGATTGGGCAAAAGCCGTATACATTATCATGATTACAAATAGGGATAAGCAATGAAGAAATATAGCAAAAAAGATATCAATTGCCTTTTAGAGCAAATAAAGAAGAAAGGACGTAACGGCGACACTGAGCTTGCTCACGTTAATCCATTAGAAGCTATAATGCTTAAGAAGATGGGCGGTAGCGGTAGCATTAACCCTGATACCGGGTTACCTGAATATTTTTTTAGGGGAGTAAGAAATTTCATTAAAAACCCCGGTAAAACAATAAGTAAAACTTTTAAAAACCCAAAACGTACCATAGCAGATACAATCGGTAAGGCAGCTGCTATTTTTGGCGGTCCGCTTGGAGGAGCTTTAGGCGGAGCTGCTAGGTCTGCTATACGCGGTGATGGAGAAAACCCCCTTTATGGAGCTTTAAAAGGTGCCGGTTATGGAACGGCATTACCAATGGTAGGTAACTTAGCAGGACAAGGTTTAACTAAACTAGGTGCTAATTCTATCGGGCAGGCTCTTCAAAATTACGGCAGTAATAATATGGGTAGTTGGTTTGGTAACATGGCTCAAGTTGGCGGAGGAGTTAGAGGACTTGGATTGCCCTTTACCGGAGCTAAAAAATCACTCGGCACTTCTGATTATTTAGCAGGTGGATCAGCTTTATCTAGTATAGGCGGTGATAAACCGAAAAAGGGGAAAGGAATATCTGCTGGTGATGATACTGAGAGTTATTTGCAATACCTTCTTGCTAAAGAAAAGAAAAAAGACGACATGAGTTTTCTTGATAAACTACAGGATAATAGTATGAACTTTTTAAGTAAACCGAAAAACCTATTAGCTCTTGGGAGTACGGGTCTTAGTTTATATGATAGATTTAATCAACCAAAACCTAAATCGGCAGCGCAAGAAGGTAAGGAATTAAAGGAAAAAATGCTGGCTCAACGTTTAACTCCTGAAGAAATGGCAGCACAGGAGCAATACGAACTTCAATTAGAACAAGCAAGACGGCGAAATGCCCGCAAGAAATTTACACCGGAGGAGCGAATAGATATTGAACCTATTTATAGTAGAGTTAGTAATCCCGACGAATACGCACGTACCGGTAGATGGCTCAATTACTATAATAATCCGCAATTTTCCGGAACACCTATAAGGTTTTAAATCATGTCAAAAACTAGCTTATCTTTTGATGAATTAAGGAATAAAGCAAGAGGGATATTACTTCGAGATAGTGGTAAATTATCGGGTACTAATTATACCCCCTACCCCGGTAAAACTATTGCTCCTATGTCCGCTTTAACACAAAGGGCGCAAGCCTTAGAACAAAGGCGTTTATCTAAAGGAATGCCTTATCAATCAGGGTTAGAGAACTTAACTAATGCCTCAAATAGCGGGTTAAACAGAGAACATATAAACAGTATACTCGAGGACATTTCTAACAAACAAAATAGATTCGGGCAAAACGTAATTTTTGACAAATTAAACAGACAATACGGACAGAATTTTGCTCCTTATTCTGCGCAGCTTAGAGAGAAAATGGATGAGGATGCACGTATTAAACTAGGTGAACTTGGCTCTGATATAGAGAATTTGAATGCTCCGATAAAAGAATTAGAGGGTAAGAAAAATCGCTCAGCTTTTACGGCACTTACTCAATCTGCAAAAGCTAAAGAAGCAAGAGAGAAAGGATTAATCAACGATCTTTACGGTTATGGGGAACAGAAACACGGCATAATAAACAAGGGACTTACGGCAGAAAAAGCTAGGTTTGAAGCCGAGAAAGCAGATCCTTATGTAAGATTACAAAATTTGCAGCAGGTACTAGATACTATCGGTAGCGGCGAAGAAGGCCACCCTGATTTAAATAATTTAAATGCCCGGCAGTTGGTAAAAGCTCTGCAAGCTTATGGGATTGATACCGGCAAACCGGTTAACAAATGGGAAAGTTCGGGTAGAGTTAATATGCCGGTTTATCAAGGGAAATTGGTAGAGCCTATTAATCCGACAATGGATAGGTCATATAAGCTAGCTGAAGAATTAAGCCCGTTTTACAAAGATAAAAACTATCTTGATCGTAAATTAGTCAGGAAAGATATAGAGAACACTCCAAATTCAATAAATCAGGTTGTAGAGAACTTGCCTCAGCAATTAAACCCTAGATTTGAGGCTCTTGACCATGAAGCGAAGAGAAAACTGCAAGCCGATTTAAATATTTTGAATGCGAAATATATAAAACAAGGGGCTTACGGTAGCGATGCTCATTTAAAAGCGGTAAGTAATAGAGCAAGGGAGCTAAGTGAAGCGACTTTAGGTTCCGGCGGAACTTTTGTTAAAAATGATTTACTAAAAAATATAGCTTCTAAACACCATGAAGACATCAATAAAATAGGTAAGCTAGGAGAGTATGACCAATTAGCTAATACTGAATTCGGTAATATATTAGGAGAGATAAAAAGTACTAATTTAAAAGGCTTGGAAAAATGGAAAAACGATCAGGAAAATAATGAGCAGTTATATAAGGCGTATCAAAATGAAAAGAGCTTTCAGCAACCAATGTTACTGAATAACGCTAGGAATACTGGATTTGCTTCTGGAGTAGAAGGAGGAATTAATACGGTATTTAATCATTTTAACAATCAGGGAATAGATTTATCTTCTATATCGGATTTAAAAAGCAGATATAGCGAACTTGAAAAAGAGCTGGCTTCCAGAAACGAAGCGATAAAATCGGCAGAAGATTATAAAACCAGGCAAGAAGAACTAGCTCGTCAAAACATGACTGAATTTGAGAGGGAACGTAATCAAAGACTTTCTCTGGAAAGAGAACGCGGCGAATTAAATGAGCGTTTATTACGGGAAATTGAAGCAAGAATCGGGTTAGAACAAGATAGTGCTAGAAGAGCGGAATTAGAACGTCAGCAAAGCACTATCCAGGAAAGAGCAGAACAAGCCGAGCGGCTAAAACTCGCAGAAGATAGGAGGTTAGCAGAGGAAGAGCGAATAGCTCAAGTTTCTAGGGAACAACAGGAAAGAGCTAGGCAAGACCGCGCAGAGCAATTTAAAAGAGGAGAAGTAGCTAGAATTAATGATCAAAACAGAATAGCAGAAGAAAATAGACAATCTTTACTTAAAAGAAAAGCTTTAGCTGAAAGCAAATTAAAACTAAGAGATATTGCACTCAAAAGGCAACAAGCTGAATTAGCCAAGGTGCAAGGTAGATATGACCTGATGCGTGGTCTTGGCATGGATTATAATAATTATAATAGAGATAAAGATAGAATAGCCGTATTAGAACCGAGGATACAAAAAATATTAGATAGTATTTCTTACTGGCAAAAATATTAA